AAATAGCTAACTCCCCTATGCCTATATCGGCTGCGGAAAATGCTCAGATTGACACTGCTTTTGCCGCTAAAGCCACACCTAAAATTAAAACAACAATGGGAACAGAAACTACTGGCTATGGAGTCAACAATTCTATTTTAGGGGCCACTGGCACTAGTATGGTGGCTAATCTAAATTCTACTAATCCATTAAAAGTAAGCCCAACTAGTACACAATCTAAGTCAGCGGTTAATGGTTCTGTTCCCAGTTATAGCCAAGGCAATGGAGCCATGAGCGCAGCATCTAAACCAAGAACAGTATCACCCTCAATCACATCATTATCAACAAATTTTGTTTCTCCTAGTCTTGGTGGTATTCAATCAACAGCAGCTACAACTTCTGCTTTAAGCTCTGGAGTAGATGGGTCAGCAGTCCGTAAGAGGGGGAATGTTGACTACAGTAAATCCACATCTACAGATCCTAACGATGGTAAAAACCTTTCTGCTAACAACAACACTGTTGCGCCTGTAACAAACGATAGATACAACCAAGCTTATTATGCCAAGTTAAAAGCCAATGGTATGTCCACCGCAGACATTTTAGACATTCAAAAACAAGCTCCTGGCGGCAAAGCTTATGGCGGCTCTACGATTGTTAGTGAAGACCAAAGTAGACGGGCTAAAGATACGTTGAGTCGCGTTACGGGTTCTGATGCTGTGCTAGGTAATGGTGTAACGCGGAAATACAGTCAATCTGGGCTGTTCGGTGAAAATATAAAAGGCGAGTTTGATTATAGGGACGGCACTAAAATTACAACTTTAGCGAATGATCCAGTTATCCGTGGCACGTTCAACGAGAAAACAGGACGCATAGAGGGTGGTTTTCGCGTAGGTAGTAGACAAGTAACTACATTTGCTGGCAATGGAAACTACACTGGAGCTACCGCTGGAACTGGCGCAAGCACAACAGGCGAATCATACGCAGTCAACACAATGTCAGGCGGTGAAGACGGGCTAGGTGGTAATGCAAAAACGACAACTTTAACAGCAAAACAATCTGCAACTTTAACAAATGTTTTAGACGGGACTGTGAACCTTGATGACATTGTTGATGGAGCCACTGTGACTACTGTAATTAAAGCAATAGAAACTGTTGAAGCCGTAGATGGGCTTATAGCCACAACAACTGACCCTGACATTCTAAAATCATTGTACCAGCGCAAACTAAGCCTGATGCGTCTAAGCAGAACTCGCACTCGTTTTGCTGGATTGCTTGATGATCCTGACACTAAGAAATCACAAATGAGTATTGTTTAAATGTATGAAGACAATGACGATAAAAGCAAAAGCAAAACCATATCACCTAGCGTTTCTCCAATTGCGTTATTGAAGCGATATGACCGACTCAAAAGTGACCGAGTCAATTGGGATCAGATGTGGGAAGAGTTAGCCACATTCCTAATGCCTGGCAAAATTGACTTTATATCTAAGAGCACCAAAGGCACAAAAAGGGCTTCTGAGGTCTACGACAGCACAGCTATACACGCGCTACAGATACTATCAGCATCGCTGCACGGGTCGCTTACAAGTCCATCCACTAAATGGTTCGGCCTACGCTTCCGTGAAGACGAGCTGAACGAAGACAAGGACGCTAAAGATTGGCTAGAAAATTGCAGTAAGGGAATATTCCAAGAGTTCGGAAAGTCTAACTTCTCAACTGAAGTCGCAGAGGCTTATCAAGACCTAGCTGGATTTGGCACTGCCGCTTTTATGTTTGATGTAAAAACTAAAGAGTCGCAGTTTGATGGCTTTAATTTTCGAGCCTGTCACTTAGCAGAGGTGGTTGTGTCTGAGAGTGAGGAGGGGCAAATAGATACTGTCTTTCGTAAGTTAAAGCTCACAGCCAGGCAAGCTCATCAAAAGTTTGGCGATGACGCTGGCGATAAAGCTCTTAAAGCCCTTGAGCAAGATCCAGACAAAGAGTTTGAGTACATACAAGCGGTTTTTCCAAGAGAGTTAAAGGGTGAGCCAGCATTAGTTGCACCACCTAATATGCGTCCTTTCGCTTGTTATTTCATCAGCGTTGCTGATAAGAAAATCTGCAAAGAGTCGGGCTATTACGAGTTGCCGTATATGGTCCCTCGTTGGGGCAAGACCACAGGTGATGTCTACGGATTTGGACCTGGCTGTGTCGCTCGACCAGATATAAAGACGTTAAACGAGGCGCGTAAGCTTGCTATGAAAGCGTGGGAGAAGTCTATTGATCCCCCACTCAAAGCGATGCAAAACGGCATCCTTGGCAAGATTGATATGCGGCCCAGTTCGGTGACATATGTTCGTGACATGAATGGATTGCAGCCTATTGTTAATCAAACTAACTGGAACGCTGATCAGTTAATGCTAAACGATGTGCGTGGCTCAGTGCGTAGGATCTTCTTTAGTGACCAGCTTGAGTTAAACGATGGTCCACAGATGACCGCTACTGAAGTTCAAGTGCGTTATGAATTGATGCAACGCCTATTAGGGCCAACCCTTGGTCGACTTCAATCTGAATTCTTAAACCCTATTGTTGAACGAGCTTTTTATTCTATGTTGCGTGGCAATGCGCTGCCACCAATGCCCGAAGTATTACAACAGGCTGGAGGTGATTTAGATATTGAGTATGTTGGACCACTAGCACGATCTCAGAAGATGGATGAGGTGACCTCTATCCAACGCGCAGTCGATGGGATCATGCAATTAGCCAATGTTAATCCAGAAGTGTTGGACATTGTTGATGTCGATAAAGCAGGCCGTACCATAGCAGATCGACTAGGTGCGCCTGCTGACATTCTACGGGGTGATGAGCAAGTGGGTCAGCTTAGACAGTCACGACAGCAGCAGCAACAGGCACAAGCTGAGATGGATCAAGGCCAACAAGAGATCGCACAGCAAGTAGCTGAATTGGAGCAAATGGTTAATGGATCAGTTTAGTAAGGACATTAGAGAATTATTTAGCAGCAAAACAGGCGAGAGAATACTTGCCAATATGAAAGTGGCCTATGGTGATCGAATTTCGTTCAGCAAAGACCCATGTGAAACGGCTTTTCGTGAAGGTCAGCGTAGCATTTACTTAGAAATCACGAACATTGTGGAGAAAATAAATGAGTGAAGAAACAGAAGCAGCAACCGAGTCATGGCACTCAGGATTGTCAGATGAGTATCGTGGGAATGAATCACTATCACAAATACCAGACCTTAATACTCTAGCTAAATCTTACCTTGATGCACAACAATACGCTGGCGGTTCAATTCGTATACCTGGTGAGGATGCGTCTACAGACGATTGGACAGCCTTTAATGCCAAGCTAACCGATAAGGTTCCTACCCTACTAAACCTCTCTAGCGATGAGGACGAAGCTCGTAATGCGATGTATGCGCGACTAGGCCGTCCAGACACAAAAGATGGCTATAAAGTTGAGGGGGCTGACCCAGATTTTCTAGAGTGGGCGCATGACAATGGCCTGTCCACTGCACAAGTAAAAGCCTGGCATGAGAATACTCAAAGTCAATCGACTCAGGCTGACGAGCAGAACGATCAACAAATGCAAGATGCAAATGACTTACTCAAAAAAGAGTGGGGTCACGCTTACGATTCAAAGCTTGCCGCAGCTAAGAATGCTGTTCTTGCGTATGCCGATTCAGAAACTCAGCAGTTCTTGTTAGACAGTGGTCTAGCTAACAACCCTGGCATGATCAGATTAATGGCTGGCATAGGGTCCACATTAACCGAAGAGCAGTCAGCAGGGCTTAACTCAAGTTCTCAATTTTCGTTATCACCAACTGAGGCTATGGACAGGATTGGCGAGGTTAGGCGTAACGCTGAACACCCGTACAATGTCGCCAGCCATCCACAGCACAGGGCTGAAATTGAAAAAATGGAACGCTTGTACACACAGGCATATCCAGAGCTAGATTAATTCTAATAACCGCACCAAAAAACACGATCATTTAACTCAACAGGGTAGCTAAACCTTAGTCCTGATGGGTTAGATGAGCCGTTTCTCATCTCGTTAACGCAAGCGTTATTGCCAGTTAAGAGTCCGCAAGGGTAGCTCAAAACGCCAATTTCAATTTGCCAATTTCGGAGATGAATATAATGGCTAATACAATCGCAAAAGCGTTTGTCCAACAGTTCCAGGACAACCTTATACATTTAGCGCAACAGAAAGGCTCACGCCTACGCGCATCAGTAAACGAGCAGTCAGTCACGGGCGAGAAGTTCAACTTTGAACGTCTAGGCACAGTCGCTGCTGTAGTAAAGTCTAGTCGTCATACCACTACACCTGTGTTGGAAGTTCCACACTCGCGTAGGACTGCAACCATGACTGACTACCACTGGGCCGATTTGATCGATGACGAAGATAAAGTTCGTATGTTGATTAGCCCTGAGTCCCACTATGCCAAGTCTGGTGCTAACTCAATGGCTCGGGCATTCGATGATTTAATCATTGCTGCTGCCACTGGTAACGCTGTCGATGGTGACGGATCTAACGTGGCATTGCCTGCTGGTCAAAAGATCGCTCACGGCTCTGCTGGCTTAACGCTTGCTAAGTTGATCTCTGCTAAAGAGATTCTTGATGGCAACGATGTTGATCCAGACGAAGAGCGTTTCTTTGTTCTAGGTTCACAACAGGTTTCAAACTTGTTGAACACCACGGAAGTTAAATCCGCAGACTACAACTCAATTAAAGCCTTAGTACAAGGTGATATTGACACGTTTATGGGATTCAAGTTCTTGCGCTCTGAGCGTTTAAACCTAGCTTCTACCCAGCGTAAGTGCTTTGCATTTACCAAAGGTGCGATGGGCCTCGGTATTGGTAAAGATGTAACTACCAAGATCGACCTGCGTCCAGACAAGTCTTACGCTCACCAGGTGTACTTGTCATTCGTAGCTGGCGCAACTCGCGTACAGGATGAGTGTGTTGTTGAGGTACTTTGTACTGAATCCTAAGTTCAGTATGTAGCAACCAAGGGGGCTGAAATACGCCCCTTTTTTTTAATCAAGGAGTTGTCATGGCTAGTGAAGTTTCAATCTGTAATCGGGCTTTGGCTATGCTGGGCGGCAGCACTATTACCTCTCTTACCGATGGATCTACAGAAGCTAACGTGTGCAACGCAGTCTACGCTGATGCGCGTGATGCGGTTCTAAGGGCGTACCCTTGGTCCTGTGCTATTCAACGTGTAAGCCTCGCTCAACTTTCGACTCCTCCAGTGTGGGGATTTGATAAGGCATACAGCCTACCTAATGACCCGTTTTGTTTATCCGTACTTGATTTAAAAGAAGACTCTAAATATCGGGTTGAAGGTCGAACCCTGGTCTGCAATAGCGATACAGCAACCATTAAATATATTTCACAAATTACTGACCCTGGTCAGTTCGACCCAGCACTCGTCTTTGCGATTGCCTGTCGGATTGCAGCAGAGGTCGCATACGCACTGAGCCAAAATAGATCACTAGCCAATGATATGTGGAACCTGGCTAGTCAGTCCATTGAAGAAGCGTCAGGGTTTGATGGAGCAGAAGTTGGATCTGAAGATATTTCTGCCACAATATTTGAGGATGTCCGCGCATGAGGCTAACCCCTATTACGAATAGCTTTTCGTCAGGGGAGTTATCGCCCCGATTAATGGGTCGGACTGATTCACCTAAATACGCCAGTGGCTGTGAATTAATGGAAAACTTTATTGCCTTACCTCATGGTGGAGCAAAGCGCAGAGGTGGCACTGAATTTATTAATGAAGTAAAGAACTCAGCACATACAACCAGGCTAATACCTTTTGAGTTTAGTGTGGACCAGACTTATGTTTTAGAGTTCGGTAATAACTACATTCGATTCTATACCGATGGTGGTCAAATCCAAGCCAGTGGATCAGCCTACGAGATCGCAACAAATTACACTCATGCACAAGTAAACGAGCTACAGTTCGCTCAAAACGCAGACGTAATGTGGATCGTTCATCCTAGCCACAAACCTAGAAAACTAACGAGGGTTGCCCATGCTACTTGGACCATTGCTGATGAAGAATTTAAGAAAGGCCCATTCCTACCTGTTAACCAAGATGAAACACTTACAATCTCTTTTGCCTCCACAACTGCTACGACTCAGAATATCACTGCCAGTAGCTCTTTGTTTAATTCTAGTCATGTTGGCGGTGATTTTCTTATAGACAC